CATCCTTAGTACCGTCAATATGTAAAATCTTCACAAGCATTCAGTGCAATTCTTGCACAATATTTACGTTAAATATTATTTATAAATTAAAAAAAATTTGCACCAGTAAACACTGATGCAAATTATAATTTAAGCATGTATAAAATCTGATAAATGTTTTTTAATTATCTCATCTAATTTATCTGAAAATAATTCAGCCATTGAGCTATACCCTATTGGAGTGTAGTGATAGTTGTTATATAGAGTTGTGAATGGTAAACTATTTAACTCGTTAATACAGTCCATATAATAGTAGTTAGAATAATGCTTTTCCATATTTTTGTATACTGCATTTACATTTTTAGTAGAAGAGCCAAACCCAACACCTCTGCTAATACCAGTGCTAATTATAAAGCAATTCGGTGATATCTTTTTTAATTCTTCTATTACTCTACTAACGTAGCTATATAAGGTGTTATTAGTAGTACCTATATCACTTTCAGACCCAATAGTTTGATTAACTTCATTAGCGCCCATGCATAAAATATATAAAGGCATTTGACCTATTTTTTTAGCGTATTTTAACCCCCACTCTTCACTTGTTTCGTTCAACCACGATAAGCATGTTGCGCCACTTTTACCAGTCCAATACACTTCATTATTGTATTTATTTTTAATAAAACTACTCCATGATATATCTTTATCTTCTGAAACTGCGGTTCCATCTTTAAGAGTATGATATCCTACGCTTAAACTGTCACCAACAGTGCAAAATTTTCGAAATAAATTAAACCCTTTTGGATAATATGATTTTTCCTCTTTTGGGTTTGAAAGCTCAATCCAATTACCCCAGTTAAAGTTAGGAGCTGAACCAGTATTTACCCTAGTAAATACTCTATTTTCACCGACAAATAATTGATACCCACCCGGCTGATTACTCCTGTCGCTATACTGGAAAGTTGATAAGCTCCCAGTTGCGGGGCTAATAGGTAAATTTTCCATTATATCGTCAGTAATTTTATATAGGAAAATTGTTTTATTTAATGGAGCATTGTTTAAGTTATTGAAATAGTCACCAATAGTAGACGGGATAATAATAATATCTGACGCTTTGTATGATGATTCACTTGATATTTCAATCCAATTACTCCACGTAAAGTCAGGGACTGAACCACTATTAATTCTGGTAAATGCTCTATTTCTACTCACAAATAATTGATACCCACCCGGCTGATTACTCCTGTCGCTATACTGAAAAGTTGATAAGCACCCACTTGCGGGGCTAATAGGTAAATTTTCCATCATGGTATCAGTAATATTAAGGAGGAAAATTGTTCTATTTAATGGAGCATTGTTTAAATTATTGAAATAGGAGTTAATGTTTCCCTCTGAAATAAGAATATCTGACGGGTGATATGTTTTTTCATTCGAAATTTCAATCCAACTACCCCAGTTAAAGTTAGGAGCTGAACCAGTATTTGACCTAGTAAATACTCTATTTGCACTGACAAATAATTGATACCCACCCGGCTGATTACTTCTGGGGCTATACTGAAAAGTTGATAAGCACCCAAGAGCTGGGCTAATAGGCAAATTTTTCATTATATCTGACGTAATATTGTATAAGTAAACTGATTTATTTAATGGAGCATTGTTTAAATCATTGAAATAACTATCAATATTACTTTTTAAAATAATAATATCTGACGGTGTGTAACTGTTAAAAGACCCGTACACCAAACCACTGTCTTTCCAATTACCTGAATCATAGTAATAAATATGTCCGTTAGATTTTAGAACATAAACTAAAAGTGTGTTAGTCATGTCACTTGTGGAATTAACAAACGTTGGCAACGAATTGTTACCAATAATCGCTTTTAATAGAATACTTAAACTGCCATCACTAGCCATAACATCAAGTTTATTGTTAATTTCTTCCTGAACATCCAGTGTACTGAAATAGTTATTAACATAGTTCTGTAATTCTTCATACGCTTTACGAATATTAGTTACATCACCATGCAATGTTTCAACATCTTCCATGGTCTTATTTAAATAGTCCACAACTTTACAGAGTAGTTCATAATAACTTAAACTATCATCATACACCAATGGAAGTACTTTTTGACACCAGTAACGAAACGGTTGTAGTGTTCTATAATTACCTAGTGTTGGCGTAAAATCCGCTGGCCCATTTGGTGTAATTGTTTTATCTATACTCATATTATTCCTCCAATCTACCACAACCCCATAAATAAGTCGCTAAATTCTTCAATAACTTGCATATCAATATTCAAAAAAGTTTCTCTAAACTTCAACAGCATACTACTATAACTTTCACTACCCTGTTTACCGCTTACATTCTCCACATAATCTTCAAGGCTGTTAGCTGTTCCAGTATTACTAGTATCATCATTAACGGTAGTTTTATTAGTGCCACTACTACTATTTTCATTACTGGTACTACCAGTATCAGTAACTTTTCTAGCGTTAGTCAAATAGTTTTCATTTTCCAGTCCAGTAATAGCACCTTGTGGTGTATCGCTATACAAATCTTTTTTTGTATTGTTACTACTACCACTACTAGTTTCACTAACGTTTATTTCACCACTACTAACACTCTGACTAGTACCTGTATCCTGTTTACTACTATCAATCTTACGATTATGCGTTCTCTTTAAATCCACATCATACAACGGGTTAAATTCAATCAATGCACTCTTATACAACTGATTGTAAAAAGGCATAATCTCTTCAAGTCTGGTATTCATCCATAGTTTCCAGATACCTACTGTTTCGCTACCAATCTCCCTCAGATAATAATGTTTCAATATCTTCTGACAAAGCACACTCCTGTATTCTTCGTCAAAGAAAACAGCCTTGCTAGTAAAAATTTTGTTCCAACTTTTACTAACAATATCATCCACATTATCACAGCCAGCACTTTCACTCAACCCGGCTTTACTCTCACAGATAAACCTAACTTCTGTAGTGTACTTACTCATTTATTACCACCACACTTTCCAGCCACCAGCAACGCAAGGGTAAACACGCCACACAAAGATCCAATAACAAAACCACAAAAGAAGCTAATCATCATTATCACCGCCTTTTATCGTACCTTGTCCAGAACCAACACCGATTTCCTGAAAATCTTCTCTGTAATCCACCCTTATATTAGTGCCAAACATAGCATTAATCTTATCAACCGCTTCACGCCTAGCCTGTAATCTACTATATCTACTAGCAATAGTACCGCCCTGAGTTCTTGTAACCTCGTCTGTGATTAACCTTTCTTTCTTCTGAATGTTAATATTGCTAATACCTAAGTAAGTCAACGCTTCGTTCCATATCTGCGTTTTCAATTGATAAATTTTATCTGCCACATATGGTGCTCCTGTATTCAAACACTTCAAAGCGTTTAAATCGAGGTTCTTATCCCCAAAGATAAAAGGAGAATTTCCATCGAATTCTTTATAGAGATTTAAAAGTGTAAGGCGTTGTTTTTCTGTTCCTTGTACTAATACAGGTGTTTTTTGAGCGTTGGAATTTACATCAATAATTCTGTCTAGTAAATACAAGCGTTTTGAGTACAATTTAATATCTGTAATAGAATTAGTTCTCAGATAGTTATTCCAGATGATAACGCTATTGTCTTCATTTAAATCTCTCTGATAGTTGTTATAACTTGAGTACGCTTTTCTATTTACAGGGTTTCCGTATACATCAAAATTTCCGTTTGGTAGACAATCCAGACAAAGATTTCCAACAACATCGTCATTGAAATACACCATAGACCCGTTCTGAAATAAGTGCAATTCTATATACCTAGGGTCAACGGTAGGTGGCAAATTCTGCCACTCAAACATAGATATAGCTAACTCTGTAAGCCTGTTGAAATACTGCATATAAGTTATATTGTTCAGTAAGGCACTCTCTTCAAATTGACCATTACCTCTTCTTTTTCTCACTTTCTCACCACCTTATATCGTATTATCCAGTGAATAGTTGCCAATTTCATCACCGTTTTTCCAGAACGTAACACCAGCATCATAGATATTACAAATTTTCCTCATGTCATCCGCTGGGACACTACCAACAATATTACACCCTATTGTTTTCACATAATTCCAGTGCGGTCTACCATTTCTGTTAGGTATTTTTACCCTGTGAATAGCATACCCAAACATGGTAAAGTATTCGTCAATCATCCTAGCATAGTATTTTGTGATACTACACCTACCGCCATAAAATGACTGCAACCCGGAAGCCACGTTATTATTACCATGATTCTGATTACCTTTTGTAATATCCGCTTGAATAGATGCCTGATACCCACTCACAAGCGCATTAGTTGCGCTACTTAATAATGAAGCGCCAGCCATTGGCAATCCACCCATCACAGCTCCTGTAGCACCTTTCACTGTAGCATTAGCGATAATAGGAATAGCGTTTTGTGCCAGCCACGCTCTAAAAGCATCCGTACTCCAAGAACACATAGGGTAATTAGAAAGTGTCAACGATTCGTTAGGAAAAACACCAGTACTTCCTTTATAATTTGTGGGTCTTAAAGTGCATTGAATAGGCATCGTAATAGGCACACGAATATTCCATTGCGGTTTTCTTCCGTCAAAAAATTCGTATCTCAACGCCAAGCTACTGCCATCGTTGTTTCCAATGGAAAAGAAATTGTATGGGTAAGTAAACAATTTTCTGTTCTTTGGCTTATATCCGTCAATCTCCCATGACCCTACATTCATAGCTTCTGCCTCACCGCTAACAGTATAAGCATTCGCTGAGTATTTAACAGTCATACCACCATCGGGAATAGCTTTGCCAACTCCAATTACAGGTGCCATATACATAGCGACAATAGCCTCTGGTTTTTGATTGTAAGTATTAATCAGTTTGTTTATACCGCTTGTATCACTAAGATTGTATGCATACAAAGTACACCCACCATATACGCCATCATATACGTTTCCAGAAGATGATTCATCCGTGTCATTCACCAGAATGTAAACAGCTAACGGGTTTAGTCCAGCTGATAAGTTTTTATAATCATTAAATACATACTCCCCCAGTTCCACATTCTCCGGCTCGATATGAAATCCTGCCACATCGTCATCCACATGTTCCCTCTCCACAAGAGAGTACTCCATATCATAATTGAAAAACCAAGTCTGCATAACATCCAGTTCAAATGTAATTTCTGAACACTCATTATTTACAAACTCAACGCTAGTGATAAAAGCATAAAACCATTTTGAGCCATAAGCACTGTTCTGAAACATCATGTAATTACAGTCATACAAGCTGTCAGCTTTAATGCCAACTCTAGCAACGCCCTTATTCACTCTTTGGTATGTATAATTACCCAAGTTATACTTCTGTTTACCAGCAAAATAAGACTGTTGTGCACTTGCACTACTGAAATAAATAGTGTGTTCGTAAGTTGTATCTAAAGGAACGTTTTGTAAAATCCTTATATTTGTTTGCGGTTGGATATACATTTAATCACCTACACAATTCCAAGAAACGTTTTAATTTTAGTTACCTGTTCACTTGTCAACGGGTCAGCATCCAGACTTCCAAAGTGAAATCTTTCTCCACTAAGCATAGAAACAATGGCGTGTTTTAAATCTTCCGCAGTTACATCTAATGCGTTGGTCATTTTTGCCTTGTCTGTATCATTTGTAAATGCGTCAATAATAGTGATAGGGTCTTTTGCCCCTTTTCTAATATTCTCTCCGACTGTAGGGTGTGCGTACCCTGAGCTATCCACTGTATCTGCTAAAAACTGTTCTGTCATATTACCCCATTTCCGGGACAGGTTGTTACCCCTGTCCCTTGTATCTTATTTCTTATTCAGTGTTAAAATATCACCCACCTGCACCTCTGTAGGTGTAACGGCTTTAATTGCTTCATACAACTGTTCACCAATGTTTGCTACAACCTTCATTGCTGTACCAAACTGGCTGTCTGGAATTAACATACCGCCATATTTCTGCACTGCAATGCCAGCTGTAGTAAGTGCATCTGTCTGAACAAAGTTTACTTCATTCGAGGCAAGTGTAACACCCTCAGCGTCTGCGTGCATTGTCAGAGCGATTGCTTTTTCTGTTTTGTCTTTCGCATCCCAGTGTAACGTAAGTGTTTCTGGTAATGCCACATCGGCTGTACTGTCCACAAATGCAACAGCGTTAGCAAAAGGAGAACTACTGATAGTTTTCCATGTATGGTAGAAATAGTTCCAGTACAGACCAGAAGAAACGTATTTCTCTGTGAACTTATTCATGTTATCATATACCTGAAACCAGTTTTCGTCAAGAATCACTGCTCTTACGTTTTTCATCAACGCCAGTTCGTCTGTCGTTACTTCTTCCAGTCCATCAGAGTTATTCCGAATAATGTCAAACCGTTCGTTGTCAAAAGTGTCCCACTTGTCGATGATAAACAGTCTTCCAAGGAAGTCGGCTTTGTCCATGTTAAACGCACTTGCAAGTACATTCACATCAAACGATGCATTAAAGTTAGCATCCATAAAAATAACCTGTCTGTCTTTTGGTGTATTTGTTTTCACACCCGCACTGTTGTAATCAGAACTCACAAACGGTAACAGATTGCTAGTTCCACGGAAAGCAACTGCACTTGTTTTCAAATCAGCATCCGCAACGATGGACTGGGTTTTTACTTTACCATGTGAGATAGCTTTAATCAGCAAATATTTAAAGAGTAGGAACTCGTCGTACTCAGCACCAGCGTAAACAGCATCAACGATTTTTGCAATCAGGTTCTGCACACCATTCATGCTAAGAAATGCCTGGTGTAAGTCCATATCTTGAATGGTTACTGGATACATCACACGCCAGTTCATCACATGAAATGCTGACCGTACATCCGGCATGGTTCTTTTAAATTCTCTTCCACTTGCTTTCTCAGTGGAAAAGTCCACTGCTTTTGCAATGGAAACAAAAATATCTTCCACTGTTTCACCGAACTCCAGATACCCCTTTTTGAGTATGGAATACGGGTTGTTAAATGTTGCACTCTGCATACGCACGATTGCGATGCGGTTTACCAGTGCGTTTAAAAACTGATTTGCAAATGCTGGTGTACCATAGATTACTTCACCAACTCTAGGAATGTCTGTTTCGCTCTGCACTACAGGAACGTTTTGCTGATAGTCGTAGCTTGCGTTCTGTCGGATCACATTCATAATGTCAATCGTTGACGCGTCCAGTGTACTGTTTGCAATTCTTCTTGGCATTTATTATCACTCCTTTACTGTAAATAAATCATCAAATGTTTTCATCGGCTTATCCTCTGGTTCATCGGAATCATCGTTATTGTCATTGTTACCACCGTCTTTACTGAAGAAACGGTCTGAATATTTTTTCTTCCATGCTTTGTCGTTCTCTTCATATTTTTTTTTCCAGTTTGTAGCATCACTTGTTTTTTCTTCAAAGTCTGTAAAAGTGTCTGTGATATCTTCTAACATAGCGATATCATCGTCTGTCGGATCATCACCGAACCTACCTCTAAGGCTTTCCAAGATATCTTCCCTTGTTCTAACAGCCATACGTTACTCCTTTCACTCTACTCTTGTCCATTTTTCTGTATTAAAAAGTTCACTTAATCTCATGGAAAGAGGGTGGTCTGGCGATAACATAATCTTACCGTCGTCTGTTACAAGTACGGTGAATCCCTCTTCATGTTTGTATAACCCTTTTTCAAACATTACTATTCTCCTTTCTTACCTATATCGTACCATCATCCATAGAGGCATTTTTTCTTTTTTCTCTGACGGTGTACCACCGCCACCACCTCCGGCACTAAAAAACCTAAAAAGCATTACAGAATTGTTTAGCATTTCTCCGGCATTCAAATACCTGTTACCTGTAATCCATTGTGTAATACTTGAGTCATTTCCGTGGTCTACAATATACCGATACGCTTCTTTTGCGTATGTCACACGAGCGTCCCACGAACTATCGTGAATACCCTCCCACCCTATGTTCCAAGCGTGTGTTAAATGTGTAATGTCAGTACTGCCAGATGCAAGGAAGTCAGAAAGTGAAGAGTAGGCACTTGCTTCGCCTGTAGAGTACCACACATTTTCTTCTATGATATACTGGCATTGCCCCTCACCACTATCATCCGCATATCCATGCGTCGACAACCACTCATGTAACTTATAAAGTCTTCCGTGTGTATCTCCACCAGTGTTTGTCCACTGCCCTAAACCAAAACCGTGCTTTAATTCTGTCCATGTTCCCTTTCGTAATCCTTCCCATATGCCGGGATTTACGTTTGATTCTTGCCTGAGATTTCCCGCTATAGCTGCGATTACATAAACGGAACACCCGTAACCAGAAGCACCACCTGAGCCGTATCTGAATCTTCTTGGAAAAGAACGTTCATGGTCGCTGATTGACACCTGATTTGCGAGAGGTACTTTACTTGTATGAGCTCCCATGAAAACGCCTTTTCCTGTTCCACCCTTATAGCACATTTCAGTATGACCAGAAGTCCATCCAATGTCCCCCGGAAGATACTCAGGATCGCTAGAAACATCGGTAAAACCTAGTGATAACAGCACATTGATTTCTACACTTGTGGTAAACGGGTTGTGTTTTGGTGCATATTGTGGTGTTTCCCAACCGCCAGCTAACAACGCATAATTAATGAAACTACTACAGTCGTAATAGGTTATACCACCTATGGTTTGTTGATTTCTATACGCTTGAGAATATCCAACGTTAGGTGCATTACAGGTATTGACAGCCCATGAATAAGCTTTATTAATGTCTGGCAATTTACATCACCCCCAGCACTTTCCAACAGCTTTTACCAAAGCACCCATCGTTTGCACCGTTTGTGCCACACTCATATCCATATGCCCTAGTCGTTGTTTGAAAATTGTTTATGGCAAACACCGTGTTCGTTCCACACACACCGTCAATTGTCAGTGGTTTTCCGTCTTTTCCTGTATAATGTAATAAGGAAAGGACTGTCTGTAATACAATCACATCTGTACCGTTTGATCCACTTTTCACTGTACTGAATTTGTGCATATCATCACTCCTTGCTAACGTGGAACATATCCATTAATTTGTCTGGTAATAAATCTGGATTGATTTTTGAAATATTTTCCAGAATAGATACCAGTTCAGTAGTACATGCATATAGGACAACTACTGGAAGTATCGCTATGCTAAGATCAAACCCGACAAGGTATCCGTAGGTATCAATGCCCCATGCAACAGCGTAGCACAGAATAAACCCAACTTTTTTAAATAAGCCATCTCTGAGCCTTGACGATCTAATCTCTTTATCCTTAATCGCTGAAACAATCCCTGTCAGTAAGTCTACAAGATTAAATGCCAAGGCACAAAAAATAGGGTAAAACTGCTCCATACCTTTCTCCTTTCTTTCTTTACTTCACAAATAATTATATCATAAAACTTTACAAAAGTAAATAGTTGTGGTATAATAAATATTAATAAGGAGAACTAATATATATATGGGAAAATATTACGATGGAACAAAACTTTTGTCCATGCTAGACTTAAACGGTAAAAAACCAGAAATCTATATGTGTACTACAAACCGTACTGGCGGTAAGACAACCTATTTTGGCAGACTTTGCGTAAACAGGTTTCTTGATAAAGGGGAAAAGTTTGCGCTTATTTATAGATATAATTATGAACTGGACGATGTCGCAGATAAATTCTTTAAGGATTTAAAAGGGTTGTTTTTTCCTGATAAAACCATGACTGCTAAAAAGAGAGCAAAAGGTATCTTCCAAGAGCTGTTTATTAATGACATAAGTTGCGGGTATGCTATTGCACTAAACAGTTCTGATAGTATTAAAAAATATTCACATTTATTTTCTGATATTACTAGGATGATTTTTGACGAATTCCAGAGTGAAAGCAATCACTACTGTACCGATGAGATTACTAAGTTTTTAAGTATTCATACAAGTATTGCCCGTGGTCAGGGTGAACAGGTAAGGTATGTTCCTGTTTTTATGTTGGCAAACCAAGTAAGTATTATCAATCCTTATTATGTAGCTATGGGTATATGTAATAGGCTGAACGGTGAAACAAAGTTTTTGCGTGGTGATGGGTATGTGTTAGAACAGGGGTTCATTGAAAGTGCTTCTGATAGTCAGAAAGAGAGTGGCTTCAATCGTGCTTTTAAGGAAAATAATTATGTTGCATATAGTAGTGAGAATGTGTATTTGAATGATAACTACAGTTTCATTGAAAAACCTACTGGAAAAAGTCGTTATATCTGCACGTTAAAATATAAAGGAAATGATTTTGGCGTAAAGGAATTTGCGGAAAGTGGTTTTGTCTATTGTGATGATAAACCAGATAGCACTTTTCCTATGAAAATAACGGTCACTACAGATGATCATTCCATAAATTATGTTATGCTAAAAAGAAATGATTTCTTTTTGAGTAACTTGCGTTATCTCTTTGAACGAGGATGTTTTAGATTTAAGGATATGAGATGCAAGGAAGCTATATTAAATGCACTAAGTTATTAAGGTATCTTCTTATGTTATCACAAGTGAGTCATTCAGGTAGCACACTTGAAAGATAGTGCTGGATGACTTGTCGTTTTCGCTGAACGCACTTGATGTTGCATAAGTTATAGATATAGAATTGGCCGGGTAACGAACTATGTTCGCCCCGGTCTTTTTTCATTCTTTGCTAATGTCAAATAAACATTTAATATAGGTATTAACGCCAAACGGTGTTATATTGTATCTGTCACACAAACTATGATATTTACATGTTTTACATTCCGTTTTGTGCGCAAGACACTCACGCATTACTTTATCCAAAATCTGTTCATACATTACCGTTCTCCTGTACTTCCAAAACCACCACGGTTTGTTCCTGATAAGTGTTCTACTTCTGTTATTTTAACTAGTGGTTGATGTTCCTGTATGCGGAACTGACAGATACGTGTATTTTTAGGTATGACAATATCTTTCGTTGCATATGCCGGGAACATCCATTCGTCCTGTTCGCCACAATAGGATTCATCAATAAGTCCTACGCTGTTTGCCTGAATGATTCCGTATTTTTTAAATGTAGAACTGCGAGGAATTAGTAATGCTTCGGTGTTTTCTGGTAACTGGATTGCTACTCCTAAAGGTATTAATAGGAAATCACCTTTTTTCATCATTACATCAATTCCAGTGCGTAAGTCTATCCAGTCACCATTTTTTATTGGTGCTATTCTGTCCATGTCTTCTCTCAAGTATTTCACTTTAATCTGTTTTGCTTTCATGATATTCCTCCACTTATAGCAATGTTCACATTCGTTGTCAAACTTCCAAAAACAATCTTTACAGTTCATATGTTACCTCATTTCGTAGGTTGTTTCTACCAGTAAGATTCCACCTCGTATACGCTTTGGTCTTAACTTACCCGGTACTTTCAACCCTACTTTAAAATCATTAAATGTTCTAACAATTTGTTTACCGTTTTCGTCAAATAAGAATTCTTTTTCTTCATCACTCCATTCTTTATCTTCTATAGATATATCTGAACTCATGGATAGTTCAAATAAATCTTTGCATCTTTGGGGCATACCAGCACACTTTATATTGTTGTATGGCTGCTCGATTGGTTCAAGATTTTCTGCTACAACATGCTCGATGTAGGTTTTCTGTCTGGTGAATATTGCTTTATCCCAACAGGATTCCAGTTTCCAACAACAGAAATTTTTATCATGTACTTTGATTCCTTTTATTTTTTCTGGTGGTAGGTCACAATGGATACTGTCGGTATCTGCATAGATAAATCCGGGTTTATCAACACCGTAAAAGTTTTTCTGAGCGGCTCTGATTGTGAAGTTTCTTGCGTAACTTGTGATAGCAGAACCTACAGGGATGTATCCCGGCGTTTTGTTATTCTCTATAACCGGAACAAAACCTATAGAATTATCTTCTTTCACATATGCATATTTAAAAGAACTATCTGTACTACTTGCCATTTTACCATATAAATTATTTAAGAATAGTTTTGCTAATTCTCGTAAAGCACCTGTGCTTTTCTGTTTCATTTCTTTATAGGTATCAATGTATTCATCAAAAATACCTATCATAGAATAAAACCAACAACCATCTAATATTTCAAAATCAACTAATTCATAATGCTCTTTTAACAGTTCATAATCTGTCATTGTCAATACTAATTCTACTCTAGTATCACACATATTACCATCACTATCTCTGTAAAATGAATAATATTTATTAGTATCTTTATCGTAAATATCAGATGTTTCCAGTGCTTCTGTTCCATTGTATAAAAACGAACCTTTTATCTGTATAAATGGTAGCATATTTTTCTTGATATAAAATCTGGTTTTTATCCTTACAAAATAATATTTATTTTCTGCTATAGCTTCTGGGGGAATGAAATTTCCACTCCAAAACTTTGGCTTGCCTACTGGGTATTTGTTTCCACTTTCGCTATGCATCATACTTGGGTATAGAGAATTTACATCGGCGGTTGTTCCATGTGTGTGTACTTTGTTTTCTTTTCCTTTTACAAGGTAACACCATCCTCCACGATAACTTTTCCTTATATAATCACCAGCGGTATTATACTTGTGCTCTTCCTTTATATTTAACGTGTAAATGTCTGGAAACATTTCATCGTAATCAAGCAATTTCTTTGTCGTGTGCTTACAGATGTTTTTGTATTCTTCCAAACAACATGAACCTATAGTTAGTTTATTATGCCCCTCGTTGAACATAATTTCAAGTGCTTCTTTAACAACTAAAACGTCATTTGCTATATACTTTTTCTCTTCATCTGTTATAGTACAACCGGCATATCTAAAACCTGTATATTCCATTTCAAGTTTTTTGTGCTTTGTCTTAAAACTATTTCCTATTCTTTTTACGCTGAAAGGTAATAATTTTAGTGAATCTCTTATTTCAATAAAATGGTTATTATCTTTTATTATAATAGTGTACCATTGTCCTTTATCAGATATGCTATATTTGAATGTTTTATTTTTCATTTCTTTTTCAGATTGCCATTCTATAGAAAACTCTGATTCGCCTACTTTGTTTGTAGCTTGTTTAAACCCTTTATCTATCAGCAAATAAGACAACCAGAAAGCACCATCAAATTTTAAATTGTGGTAGTAGGCTATAACGTTTGAATTTAAAGATAAGAAATAATTATATTGCTCCTCTATTGAGTGAAATATTTCTACCTTTTCCGTATATAGTTCTACAGAAGCCGATGCCCAAACCTCTGTATTCTCCTGACCTTTATAAACAGTTGTTTCAAAGTCACACATAAAATAACGATATTTTTTAATCCTCAATATTATACCCTAGTTCGTTATATTCAAACGCTTCTATTAATTCTTCTTTGTAAGCATCGGAAGCGTCTGGCAAATATTCTACTAGCGAACTAGCGAACTCTTGCATTGCTGAGTTGCTGTCATATCCTGTTTTGTTTAGGATTTCATGGAATTGTAGTGGCATATGCTCCAAAGAGTATGCAACGGAATCTATACCCTGTTCGTTTATCAGTGTATTTATAAAGGCAATAACCTTGTCAGATATTTCTTTCGGAAAATGCAATATTTGTGATTTGAAATTATTGATTATCACTTGAGAAATACCGTTTTCTAAAACATTATCTGTTTTGAGTTCTCTTGCTTCTCTCTCTTTACTTTTAGTAGCTTCCTGTTTTAGATATTTTGGTGTTATTCCTTTTAGCTTTCTAGTGAGTTTAGCGAGTTCTTTTCCTTTTACACCTTGTTTCCTTAATTGAAGTTCTGTTGGTATATATAAATCTACATATTGTGTTATTTTATGTCTCTTTATATACCTTAAGATACGATTCCTGTTTTTTGTGTATTGTGTTGTCTTCTTTGCCATACATACCCCTCCTGTTGAAAAAAGGAGAAGCTGTTTTTGCTTCTCCTTTAATTTTTATCCTTTATGCAATTGAGTCTACATCAAGAATACAATTGATAAAATCTCTACCGGCTTTTGTCTTGCCAGATGTTTTAATGATAGTGAACGGTTTATCACCCATGATATTTAAGATGTCATTGAATGAACGCTTTAGCGTTCCGCTCTGGGCGGAATATACTTTGTTATCTGGTGTTAAGATAGACAAGATTTCTACAGTTTCATCTGTATTTTCTTTCATATCCTGAAAAATCATGTATTTCTTTACCTGAATTTTTGAGCCATCTGGCACGGTTTTCATGCTCTCGATTGCTGGTGAAATGGTCATAAGGTATTTCTCGATCTCATTATATTCCTGATTTGAGATAATATTAATCATAGTTTTTTTCTCCTCTTTTTATTATTCTGGTTTAGCTGTTCTTTCTGGTAATACTGTTGCGTGTTTGATAAATTCCTGTTCGGTCATTCCATACAGAGTTTCGATCTCTGTTTTGTCTACGATGTGAACCGCTTTGATTGATTCAGTTTCGATGATTGGTTTTACTGCTTTCAGTAAAGACTTACTGTCTTTGTAGGTGCGTGAAACTGTTACTTCCTTGTTAAAAGGTTCTCCCGCTTCTACATCCACACACATTACGACTGCTTTTGTTGTTGTAATCGTCCTTGTCACCATAGGTACTCTTGCCATGTTTTTTACTTCCTTTCTTTTATAGTGTATGTTTATTGTTGCTAGCACTTTTAGTACTAAAGGGTGATGTGGGAGTCGAACCCACATTTTTCAGTGCCAAGCCCGTTTACTTTCTGAATGCCTTTCCCAGCTAGACGAACCACCCCGGAGGTTGGGTGGATGTATTTGAAATCCACCCTTTTTTGTATTGAGCAAATATGTTCTTCTGACATTATTAATTATATCAGAAAGACGAATTTTTGTCAAGCGTATTTGCAAAATTATTTAAGAAAATACTTGTTTAAAATATCTTCCTTGTATTGTGTTATTACTATTCGTGTTAGAATTGTTACCATTTTTTGCTCAGATATTTTAGCACGTAAAACGGGTATTTTAGTACACCAAATATCATATGCAGAGTTTTCAACGCTTACATATATGTCGTTTTTATCATATGAAACGTACACTTTACCTTTTACTTCCTTTGCTAGTTGCTTTTTTAATTTAAATACTAAGCTATTTATAACCATATACCATTTTACCTCTTTTCTAGTACTTTCGTGAAATTTTTAACAATGTTCTAATTCTGGAAAAGGGTGAATCAATCACCCTGTGCTTTCCTTGGTGGTAAGACGGTTGCATAGCGGATAAAATCCTCTTCTGTCATTCCCAATAGAATCTCTTCTACTTTTGATGATTCAATGTGAACCAGTTTGAACTCGTCCGTTTCGAAAAGTTTCTTGCATTTCTTGAGTAAATCTACTTCTGTATAAGTACCGCCTATTGTGTACTCATTAATAGTTACCTCTGCCGTTGTTACGTTTAAACACATAACCTTTGCTGTTGTCTGTGTTACAGCCCTTGTAATGATTCTTTCTCTCATAATCTTTTTTTCTCCTTTTTTATTGTTTTTTACACGGCTGATGCCGGAAAGGTGTCCCAGCGTTGAAACTGGGATAGCGCCTATCGCTACACCTATAATGTCGCTCCCTTTATCAAGTAATCATTTTGCGAAGTGCTATAGCGAACGCCGTCTTTTGAATCCCACGCACAGGTGAAACTAAAAGTGCTATGTGAACAAATACGGAACGTTACTGGATTACCCTCTTCCAATGCTTCACGAAAGCAATAATCGTATCTTAGTATTTTTCTATAACTAGCGTTAGCGTAAACATCTGACAAAGCAAAACCCTCGTTTCGCCTTGCTAGTGCTAACAACTCTTGACCTCTTTTGGTGTACTGATTAATTTCTTTCATTTTTCCTATCTCCTTTTTGTCATGTAGTTGTGTACTTGTTACGAATACCACTGGCGGAATCGAACCGCCAAGAAAAGCCTTTCTTTGTGGTAACTATAATCTATTGATATATTCTGAAATTACTTTATAATGGTGTAGAATATTATAACCAGTTTTATTCATGATAGCGTTCCATATTACATCAAAATCAATATCCGGCTCAGTGCCACATGCAACTAACACTCTCAGCAACTCAGTTGCTACTTTTACATCATATTCCCATGATTGACCGCTATTATATTTCTTGATCGCTAATTCTACATACTTACTAATTTTCTTAATAATTTCGTCTGTACTAATACTTTCTTTAATTCCTGTCATATCATTTTACCTCTCTTTTTTTATTTTTATTGTCTTCCTTGTTTCTATATATATAATACCATATGAACTCTTTTTTGTCAAATGATTTACACTAAAATATTGCACAAGAATTGCACTGAATGCTTGTGAAGATTTTACATATTGACGGTACTAAGGATG